GGAATCGATCAACGGTGACCGGAGTTGGGCCGATAACCCGTTCGTATGGGTAATCGAATTCAAGAGGATCAAGCCATGACCCGAGACGACAAGGTGCGCGCCCTGGTGGCGCAGCGGATGCAGGACTCGGCCGCGATCCGCGAAGCGCTGGCCGACATGCTGTCACGCGAAGTCCACGAGGGCGAGGAACCGGGCCTGATCGCCGACATCGCCCACCACGTTGCGGAGACCAGCGGCGGCGTGACGCAGGCGCACCGCGAATCCCATGCCGCGCGCTTGCTCTACGCGATGGAGCGCATCGTCCGCAACGCGCTGACCACGGCCGCCGAGGACGAGACGCCGGAAGACGATGACGAGGAGAACGAAGATGCTTGAGGCACGCCAGCGCACTGTCTACTACTCGCCGCGCCGTCGCCGTCACTTCCTGACCCTTCGCGGCGCGGCCGAAGCCGAGGCCGATGCGCGCATGTTCCGGCTCTTCCCCAGCGAAGAGCCCGAGCGTGACGGCGACTATAACCAGATCATCTGGCCGGGGTTTTGTTTCCGTGACGTTCCTCGCCTTGTAGCCGTTCGGGATCGCCTTGTGAAACGGTACATGGCTGCAATCAAAAATGGAGAAACCACCAAATGAACCGCCCCGCGCGCACCACCGTCTGCGGCAACCCCGCAGCACTTCCGCCGCCGCTGACCCTGCTGTCCGAAGAGGAGCGCATCGCGACGCTCTTCCGCAGCGCCGAGTGCGTCGGTCGCCCGCCGGCTGTCCCCAGCAAGAATCCGACGAACGGCGTGGCCGGAAATTCCAGCGGCCCGCGTTCTACCAGATAGACACCGAATACCGCGTCACCCGTGCCCCAGCCTGCAGGGATGTGCAGGCCGTCGCCCAGCAGCGATCGCATGACTGCTGGCCCAGCGAATCCGACTGATATGGCATTCGGATTCGGCAGCCCGCCGCCGTGAAAGGCGGGCACCTTTGAGATAGCGGGCTTGTAGAGACAGAGGCGTCCCGGCGTAAGGCTCCGCGCCGACGAAGCGGCCGAACCTGCAAGCCCGCTGCCTCAAAGGTTCAACCAGTAGACGAGGAATGCAGATGAGCGACACCCCAACCACCGCTCCAGCCGTGCCGCAGGTTTACGCGGCAATTTCCAAGGTCATGGCGGACGTTGCTTCGTCCGGCGTTGCAAAGGACCGGCGGAATCAGGAACAGAAGTTCAATTTCCGAGGCATCGATGATGCTCTGGAAGCCTTCGCACCGCTGTTGGTCAAGCATGGCCTGATCTTGGCCCCTTCGTACTCGCACAAGGAGATCGAAGCCCGGCAGACGAAGAGCGGCGGCACGACCTACAACGTCAGCCTGTCCGGAACGTTCACCTTCACATGCATCCACGACGGCTCACAGTACGTTGTCGGACCGTTTTACGGCGAAGCGAACGACGGCCAGGACAAGGCCATCAGCAAGGCGACCTCCGTCGCTGAGCGGAACATGTTCTTCCTGACATTTGTCGTTCCGCACGAGCCGGCCATCGGCGGCGACCCGGACGAGGCAGGCGAACCGGAAGGCCCGGCATACGACCTCGCTCCGTGGTTCCAGCAGATCGACGAGGCACAGGACATGGATGCGCTCACGGCCATAGCGGAAGAGATCAAGGCGTCCAACATCCCTCCCATGGCCCTGCGTAACATCCGCGCGCGCTGGGCGCAGCGCCAGAACGCCATCAAGGGCGGGCAGGCATGACGCCCATCTATCACTTCGATGTTCAGCAGGGGAGCGATGCATGGCACGCTCTCCGGGCTGGGAAATGGACCGCATCGAAGGCCGCCGTCATCATGGGCGGGCTCGACACGGACGGCCTCGCGAAGCTGGTCAAGGCCGTCGCGTGGGAGCGTATCTACGGTCCTATCGAAGGTGGGTTCAAGTCGTCTGCCATGGAGCGCGGCACGGCCTTCGAGCCGGAGGCGAGAGACTGGTATGCCTTCGAGCGCGGCGTGATGCTGACCGAGTGCGGGCTGGTCGAGCACGCATCCATTCCGAATGTCGCGTGGTCGCCGGACGGCCTGATGATTCCGAGCCATGCTGTCGAAGCCAAATGCCCGCTGGAAATGGCGTGGATGGAGGTTCGCCGCACAGGCAAGATCCCGGCCGAGTACCGCTGGCAATGCCGATGGGCGCAGTGGGTCGGCATGCTGGACGGCCTAGACTTCGTGGCCTACCACCCGCGTCCAGGCGGAATCATCATCCCCAGCGAAGTCACCGCAACCGAGAAAGAGCAGATGGAGGAGCGCGTCGCCTTGCTGGAGAAACGCGTCGCCGTCTGGACCGAAATCCTGCAGCCAACCAAGGAAACATCACCATGAGCGCCAGCCCACGGCGGATCAAGCGCACCAACCTGTTCGAGCACTCCTACACCGATGTCGCCGACTTCGTGTTCAAGGCCATGCGCGGCGAGGCGGGGAACTTCGGCGTCTACGTCGCCCCGTGCGGCACGACGAACGTCTGCCTGCTCAAGCACCGGCAGCACAACCCGCGCCCGGTCGAGGAGCTGGTCGGCGTGTTCAACTCTTCGGCCTACATCAACGACATCGAGGACGCCCTGCTGGCGCGCAAGCGCGAGTTGTCGGCGCAGAGGATGGCGGCATGAGCCGGGGCATCAACAAGGTCATCCTCGTCGGGAATCTCGGGAACGACCCGGAGACGAAGTACACGCAGGGCGGCATGGCCGTCACCCGGATAAGCCTCGCGACCACCAGCGTGCGCAAGGACCGGGAAGGGAACGCGATCGAGAAGACCGAATGGCACCGCGTCGTGTTCTTCGGGAAGCTCGGCGAGATCGCGGGCGAGTACCTCCGCAAGGGCTCGCAGGTCTACGTCGAGGGCTCGATCAAATACGACAAGTTCACCGGGCAGGATGGCGTCGAGAAGTACACGACGGACATCATCGCCGACGAGATGCAGATGCTCGGCGGCCGGGGCGACGGTGGCGAAGGCCGCCAGCAGCGTTCCAGCGGCCCCCAGCGCCCAGCGCGCACCGAGGCAGGCCGGCAGTACCGCGACCGCGCGGAAGGTGGATCGCCGCCGCAGGATGACTTCTCGGACGATTCTATTCCATTTTAGAAACGGCCATGCCACACTTGCCACGTCATTTGCGCGCCTTGCGGCTGGAGTTAAAAATGAAATCGTGTTTCAAGTGTGGCGAGTCGAAGCCATTAACTGACTTCTATAAGCACCCGAAGATGGCAGACGGCCATCTCGGGAAATGCAAGACCTGCACGAAGCGTGATGTCAGAGAGCACCGAGCGGCAAACATTGAGCGATGCAGGGCCTATGACCGAATGCGAGGCCTGACCGAAAAAAGGAAAAGGATGGCGAGTGAGTATGCAAAGACTCCTGCTGGAATTGCCTCATCGAGAAAAGCAAAAGACGCATGGGCAGCACGGAATCCAGAGAAGAAAGCTGCAACAACCGCTGTGGGCAATGCCGTTCGAGACCGCAGGCTGTTCAAGGAACCCTGCGAGGCATGCGGAAACAAGAAGGCTCAGGCCCACCACGACGATTATTTGAAGCCGCTTAGCGTTAGATGGCTCTGCTCAGCCTGCCATTCCCTGCATCACCGGACGATGCGAGGACATTGACCCAGCCGCCCAGCGGCCCGAACCGGCGGAACCGGATCAACGAGACTCACATGACCACGAAGAAGCGCAACACCCCGAAGAAGGCCGCAGCGAAGCCCCGCCGCGCGCCGCGCAGGAACACGGTCGATGAGGCTTTCCAAGCCCTCGGCCGGAAGCTGGACGACCTGCTCGACGGCCGCAATGCCTCCGCTGTCGCCGTGCACGCATGGACTGCCGCGCCGCAGGACGATCGCATCGTCGCGTCCTACTCGCAGGCCGAGCCGGCTCCGCCCAAGCCCCGCTCCGCAATCGACGAGGCCATCGGCCGGCTGACATCCGCGATCTGTGCCGCAGAGTGCGTGACGGACTCGACAAATGATCGTCTTGGCCCGTTGCTTTCTGACCCTCTGCCACAAACGGAAAGCGTTCCACTGAATCCCCCAGCGTGCGGTACAAGCTATGCGGCCAAAGTGTTCAATGAACTGGCCGACCGGCTCTACGCCGACAACCGCCGCAGGCTCGCCCTGCTCGACCGCCTGGAACTCTGACCCCAACCACGAGGACACCCGAATGACCTACCACGGCGATAACTATCCGGGCCACCCCCACCACGAACCGCCGCCCAGCAATGACTGAGCATGAAGACTGATCCCAACGAGAAGCCGCTCGACGGCACCACCGGCAAGAAGAAGCCCGCGACCGTGCGAGAGATCCTGTCGGCGCAGATGTTCGCGGTGACGAACCACGAGGCCGAGTTCCTGAACCTCAACACCCGCAGCGAGAAGCACGGCGAGGAGGACAAGCCTGCGGCGGACATCAAGTGCGCCGTGACCGGGCCGCATTCGCTGATCGAGTGCTTCGGCGATGCCCTGCGCGACTTCCTGTTCCGCGAGCCGGGCGTCGGCGAGGACAAGCAGACCTCGCTGGATCTCGGCGGCGACAAGCGCATCAAGGTCCGCTATCCGCGCATCAAGCCGGTCACCCTCACCGACGAGTTCCCGGGCTACACCTTCATCCTGTCCCCGGGCATCGATGCCGGCGAGGTGCTGACGTTCAAGGGCGCGAAGCTCAAGGGCTTCCAGTTCCGGCCGATCGACGGCGGCGCGGTGGAGGTGACGTTCACTGCATCCGTCTACACGGACGGCCATCAAGCCGGCGTGCTGTTCGAGTGGCAGCGCAAGACGCTGGTCCTGACGCTGGAGCGTCCGAAGGCGGCCGGCGAGGCGCAGAAGACGCTGAACTGATCGCCACCCGTAGATGCAAGAAGCCCCGGTCTCCCGGGGCTTTTTCTTGCGCTATTGTCAGGTGACACGGATCTGCAGCACCGAACCATTCCGGTAGATTCCGCCGATCGGCACAGGAGGTACCAGTGCCGCCGCCGCCGCGTCGTTGGCAGCATTTCGCACCTGAGCGATCGGGATGACGACCTGCCCGGCGCCCTTCGGCTCCACGGAAATGTCGATATTCGGGTCCGTTCCTCCGGCCAAGATACGAACCGGTGCCGCTGCAGCAGACGAATAGAACGACAAGTAGTTCGCTGCCGTCGCGCTGGTGACAAAGGCGAAGTTCAGCGCCCCACCAACTGCGTTCAGTTTGATCTGGTTCTGACTCATGTCGATGGCAGTGCCGCCGGCTGCCGTGGTCGCCGACGACGTGATGAACCCGCTCCGTGCCCCAGCCGAATCGAACCAGCTGATGAGGCTGTAGCGGTTCATGCCGATGGCCTCGGTGATCCCACCGCCGATGTCCACCAGCGAATCGTGCATGAAGTTGATGCCTACCTTGAACTTCATGGGGTTGGCTGCGACCTGAATTGCGCAGGAGGCGTCGAACTGGCCCGATGCCGACCACTCGGCGCCGCTGGCGATCTGCAGTGCGGCCACGTCGCCAAGCTGGCGTGGCGTCGGCTGCAGGGTCGCCTTGAGCGTGCGGGTGTCGATCTCAAGGCCATAGGTATCAGCCGGCGACGACGTCGTGCGGTGGGCCTCGATGTAGTGGCCGTATGCCTTCGTCGCGAGCGACGCGTGGTCGTTGAAGACGCAGGAGAAACCGCCGATGGCCGTGGTGCCGGCGGTGGTGAAGTTGGCCGAGCGCACCGCCGACAGGACGCCGATGGCGCTGTTTGGGTTAGTGTCGTTCGCGAGGCCGAAGATCGCCGAGGCCATCGGGCCAGTGCCGAAGCCGCCGCCCACCCAGTAGTCCGACATCCAGTCGCGGTTGACGTTCGGGAAAGCGCCGTCGTTATCCGTAGCCGCCGCGATGAACAGGCGGTCGTTCAGGCGGTGGATGCGCGCGCCGTTCTGAGTGAAGTGCTGGCCGGTGCGGAGCTGGTCGATTGCGGCGCCAGCAGCGGTCCCGTTGAGAAGCAGGCCGAGGCCGACGTCGTCGTCCTTCAAGCGGTTGACCTGCCCGGTCAGGGACCCATCGGAAGCGCCCGTGGTGCCGACGACGGCCTCGACGGCTTCGATGGCGTCCTCGACGTTCTGGTGGCGGTCACGGTGGAGCGGCGCGGTGTTCTGGCTGGTCGGCACAGTGCCGAAGTTGTCGAGCGATGCGGGAAAGTTGGTCGGCATGGTGTGGCCCTCAGATGATCAGGTAGGTGAAATGGAAGTGCACGGTCTGCGCGCCGGCCGTGGTGGCGTTGAATCCGATGACGGCTTGATCCGTCGCCGCGTCGGACGATACCAGCGCGGGAGCGTAGGGGGTGACCTGCACGGTCCCGGTCCCGCAGGCATTGCCGGTGCCTGCGAAGTTCGACGCCACCGGGAGCGTGATGCGGAACTGCGTCAACGTACCGGCGGTCAGGGTCGGCGTCACGCTCGCGCTACCCGAGATCGTTACGACGTTGCCGATCCGCAGGTACTGCGCAGCGCCTGGCGTCACCGAAGAGACGTTCGCGACAGCAGTTCCAGTCGGGGTGTAGGTGCTGGACGATGCGTCGACTGCGGCTGACGACCCGGACGATGTGGACACGAGGCCGTTGAGGATGTCCGCGCCGGTCAGGACGTACCCAGCCGGCAGCGTCTTTCCGTTGAGCAGCGTCACCGCAGAGTCGAGGACGAGATTCGTGCCGACGACCGCGCCGACCGTCGCATCCGGATCGAACGCGACCTGACGCGGGCGGCCGATGCCGGTGCTGACGGTGACAGAGACCTTATTCCCCATCGGTCACCTCCGGCGGACGGCCGAATCCGAGCTTGCCGGGGATTCCGTTCTCGGCCTCGACGGCCTTCTC